TCGTGCACCTTATCGACTTCGGTCTAAGACTTTAAAAGGTCAGAAGACTGGAGGCAACAGGGTATACACACGCGCTCTTATTGAGTCCACGATTGAGGAATTCTCAAAGCGTGGCTTACTAGGTTCCTCTCGTGTAGAGTGGAATCAACACGATGATCTGCCAGAAGTTCTCATACAACGATGGACGGTCATCACCTCATCCGAGAGCCAGTCTTAGGCAAAGTCTTTGTACAACCGCCTATGCCGTGCCTCACTACAGAAAGAATGACAATGCCAATCACACAACCTACGGTTGCCGCTGATGCGTATAGCGCCGCTCTTGATCCAGATCAGGAAGACGCTACTCCAAAGGTAGGCACCACAGTACAGTCTGGGATGAGTGCTCTTGAAGCACTTCTAAAGCCAGAGTCCTCTAATGAATATCCAACAGACTTCAAGTTCACCCCAGAGGCGCAACTTGTTAAGTTCCTTGGTGATGAGCCATTTGCAGTTTACGAGCAGCACTGGATTGAGCGCCCAAAGGGTCGCAAGTCTTTTGTTTGCACCGCAAACTCTGATAGTGGCTGCCCACTCTGCGACATCCTAGGAGATAAGCCACGCGGCAAGTTCGCATGGAATGTCCTAGTCCTTAGCGGAGACTCACAGACAGTTCAGGTGTTTACAGCGCCTCCTGTTCTTGCCCGTCAAATTGTTGCCGCTCACAAAGATGAGCGCAAAGGACCTCTTTCAAAAGAGTTCTGGGAAGTTTCTCGCATCGGTATGGGACCAACGACACAGTACAGCCTTAACTATGTCCGTGGTCGCGACCTTGCTGAGGAGTGGAAGTTAGACCTTGATCAGGTCAACGCTCTCGTAGCAAATGCTGTGCCATACACAGCCGCTCAGGTAGTTCGCGAATCCCCTCGCTCCGAACTCCTTGAAGTCGCTCGCTCCGTAGAGTAACTTCCAACCATAGAAGAGAGCCAGCCCCTATCACTGGCTCTCTTCATCTAATTGACGAGGGATAAATGAATATCATTACAACAAAAGAACAGTTAGAAGATCTTGTCGAGTACTACTCCAAGGTCGATGCCTTCGCATTTGACGTAGAAACTGTTGGAGAAAACCGTATCCAACCTGTAGTCAATGATGTGTTGTGGATCTCACTAGCAACAGAAGGCCGTGTAGATGTCATCCCTATGGGTCATCCCAATGGGGAGTTCCTGCACTGGGATAAAGACATACTCAAAGGTGGCCTTGCTAAGTTAGCAAAGGGCAAGCCAGTAACTGATGCAGACTACTCAAAGAACAAAGCAAACTGGAGACCAGTCTTTGGTCCAGCGCCTAAGCAGTTACTTCCTGGAGATGTATTCAAAGCACTAAAGCCACTCTTCTTTAGCGACAAGTTAAAGATTGGTCACAACGTTAAGTTCGACCTTAAGTCCATCGCTAAGTATTACCGAGGCGTAGTTCCTAGCAAACCATTCTTTGATACCTTGATGGCATCATTCATCATTGACAATCGTAATCGCCTAGGGCTCGGTCTAGCAGACTGCTCCAAGCGTGAGTTGGGAATCGTGGTTGAGAAAGGTGTAGGCGCACAGGTAGAAGTCCACTCCTTTGAGGATGTGGCAAAGTATTCAGGCATCGATGCCGATGTGACGTGGCAGTTATACAAGACATTAGAGCCTCGCCTTGAGGGAAGTCTGCAGGCGGTATGGAAGTTAGAGATGGATGTCATTGCGGCTCTATGCGACATGGAGTTATCAGGAGCAACCATTGACACAGAGCAGTTGACCTCTCTAAAGAAGCGCATTGATAAAGATCTAGACAACGCCAAGGCTCGTGCCTGGAAGATCACAGGAGAAGCATTCTCGCTCAACTCTATTCCAGAGAAGCAGAAGATGTTATTCAGCCCAAAGAGTGAGGGTGGGCGTGGGCTCAAGCCTAATACTCGGCTAAAGATTGCCCTGACCCCTAAGGGATTTATCCAGAAGAACTCTGGACAGCCACTAGGTATCCAGCACTTCTCCGTATCTTCTGACGCCTTAGAACTATTCAGAGGCACTGATGACCTAGTAGATGCACTGCTTGATTACCAGGATCTCAACAAACTGATGACCACATACGTGATGCCGTACCTTGGTGGAGACATCACCCGTATCAACATGGGTAAGTCAAAGATCTTGAAGAAGGACAGTCTCCTTGTAAAGGGGAAGGTTCATACCAACTTCAAACCTCATGGCGCAGAGACTGGTCGCTTTTCCAGCAGCGAGCCAAACCTACAAAACATCCCAAGCGGTGGTGAGTACGGCAAACTGATTCGTAACTTGTTCATCGCACCTGAGGGTTACAAGTTAGTTGTGGCTGACTACTCACAGATCGAACCACGCATCATCGCAGCATTCTCTAACGACCCAATCATGATGAAGAACTACCTAGAAGGTGGAGATATTTACACCACCATCGGTGACACTGTTGGACTGAATCGTAAAGCGGGTAAGGTCTTGGTGTTGGCTATGTCCTACGGCGTTGGACCTGACAAGATCGCTGAACAACTAGGTCTGTCATTGAAAGAAGCCAAGGATCTTCTAGAAGACTTCACAGTTAGATTCCATGACATCGCCAAGTACAAGGCGAAGGTTATTCGTTTGGCAGAGAACAAGCGCCCAACTCCTTATGTAGAGACTCTCCTAGGACGGCGTCGTTATCTTCCAGAACTACGAAGCAGCGAGAAAGGCCTACGATCAAGGGCAGAACGTCAGGCATTTAACACAGTAATCCAGGGATCTGCTGCAGATGTCATGAAATTAGCGATTGTAAGGGCGCATTCGTGCTTTTTGGATGAGCCAGAGGTAAACGTCCTCTTGACTGTGCACGATGAACTAGTTACTGTTACGCCAGAACATCTTGCTGATGAGGTAGCGGAAGCAATCCGCGTGTCGATGGAGGGAATCTCCTTCCCACAGATTACAGTTCCTCTTATTGCAGATGTAAAGATCGTTAACAAGTGGGGAGAAGCCAAGTGAGTGATTTTTGGGCCAAGAAGTTAGGCACTCAGATACAGCAACCTGCAACTCAAGCACGTCCAGAGAACATGCCTGTTGCACCATCGCAGATGCCTATGCAGCAGATGCCACAACCAGCGCAGCAACCAGCACTACGCCTTCCAAGTTCCACACAGACAGGATCATGTCCAGACTGTGGTTCTGCCAACTACATGTCAGTGCAGGGAGCAAAGGCTCGATGCATGGACTGTGGTTATCCAGTAGAGCAATCAGGAAGTAAGTACGGATCATTGGCTGGAGCACATATTGAAGGTTCGGCTAGAGAAGAACGCGGAAACGACACCACAAATAACTACAACCCACAGAACATTATTGGAAGAGTGAACTAATGAATGATGAAGCAAAGAAGGTCATGGCACTTCTTAATAAGAAGTTTGGAGACAATGTTGTTGTCTTGGCTAGTGACATCCGTTCTGATCTTATTCCTCGCATCACTTCTGGGTCTACGACTCTGGATTACGTTTTGGGTGGCGGTTTCCCTGGTAATCAGTGGAATGAACTTATTGGCGAACCTTCTCACGGAAAAACTGCGCTTGCTCTTAAGACGATTGCTGCAAATCAAGCAGTAGATCCAGAACATACAACTGTCTGGGTTGCCGCAGAGCAGTGGGTGCCTGAGTACGCAGAGATGTGTGGCGTGGATACCTCTCGCGTTATTGTGATTGAAACTTCCATTATGGAAGAGGCCTATCAAGCAGTCATCAACTTTGCTGAGTCAAAGTCTATTGATGCAATCGTTATTGATTCACTCCCAGCCCTTTCCCCTGCCCCTGAAATGGAAAAGGATATGTCAGAGGCTACAGTTGGTCGTGGAGCACTTCTTACCAACAAGTTCTTTAGAGTTGTCGGGACAGCAATGAAGAGATCGCTTACGGAAGATGAGCGCCCAGTCCTTGGCTTGATCATCAACCAGTATCGTATGAAGATCGGAGTAATGCATGGAGACCCTCGTACAACTCCAGGGGGAGAGGGTAAGAACTACGCGTTCTTCACTCGTTGTGAAGTTA